GTAGAAGTATATGAAAAAATAAATGAAAATTGGACACAAAAAGGTAGTACAATAGATTTAGTAAGTACTATTAAAAGTATAAATATATCTGTAGATGGTACAAAATTATTTGCACATATATATGATAGTTCAAATTCAAATTATGATAACAAAATTGTATTATATAAATATAATGATAATAATGCTTCATGGGAAAAATTAGGAGCAGAATATGAATGGATTAGTACAAATTATGTGCCAAATAGTACATATTCAAAAGATTGTAATGTATTTGCAATAGGATTTAGAGCATTTACTTATGTTAAAGTATGGAAATTAGATGACGATGAAGATGGTTTTACTCAATATGGGAATACAATTACAGATACAGAAAATATTTATAGATTTGGATATGATGTAAGACTATCAGAAAATGGCGAAACGATATGTATTAACAATCCTTATGGTACATATGTCACAGAAGTTGATACTAATTTAATTGGTGCTGGATTTATTGATGTGTATTATTATGATGATAGTGATACGAATAATCCAATTTGGACTAGAAAAGGATCAAGAATATATCAAGAAAAATCAATGAATACAGAACATGCATTTTATTTTGATTTAAATGTAGTAGGAAATACATTTTCTATTGGTAATAGAAATAGTAATAATTATATTTTGAAAATGTCTACAGAATATACCGATGCTAGTACAATAATAAGTGAATATGAAAATGCTGGTTATTCATTACATACTGCATATTATGGTAATAATTTAAATACTGATAATTTATTAAACGGGACTATTTACGATTCGTTAAATGACGGAAAGTTATTAAATATAAATGATCATAATAAAGTTAGGTATGATATATATACATTAACTACAGATAGTGATAATAATTGGGATTATTATAATGGAGTATACCAAAAAACTGAATATAGAAATGAATTATTAAGTTGGTCAGGTACTATTGGTGATTCAGTAACTTCTAACTTAGAAGTTCTAACAGGTAATTTAGGTGATGAAGGTATAGAAATTGAAATAAGTTTTTTCATATCTCCAGTAACTTCTGATAATTATAAATTTCAATTTTTAAATAATGATGATAGAGCAAAACTTTATATTGTCGAATTTGGTAACGATATAGATTCAGGTGAGCAATCACTAACTAGTTTCAATATAACGGATAATGAAATATCACTTGATAGTTCTAAAAATTATGAATTCAAGATAATTTGGGGTCATGGTCATGGTGCATTTGTTTTTCAACCACAAGTTTATATAGGAAATAATGGTACATTTGTTGATTTTTATAATACAAATAATTTCACATTTAAATCAAGATTTGAGGTATTAAAAGAAGAAAATACTTCTTTTACATCATCTCAAGATAATTATAATTTATATGATTCAAATCCAACTATAAAAAAATATACATATTATGTATTTAAATCAGATTTAGCTGGGTCAAGTTACATTTGGCAATATAATGATAGATTAAATGAATGGTACCAATTAGGAAATACTATTTATAATTCACCTTCATCTTTAGAACCTGAAAATGATAAATCAGGTACTAAAATAAAATTAAATGAAACTGGAAAAGTAGTAGCAATTTCAGAAAAATATTATGAAAATGGTAATATAAAAGTTATGCAATATAATCCATATGGTACATCAATTGCTAATTTATATGGTTCAGGAATTGATGCACCTAATACTATTCTTTCTAATAATGAAAAACTATATCAAGGTAGTTATATTACTTCTCCTAATGGAATATGGAAATTTGAATTTGAATCTAGTCTAGGTAATGTTGTTTTAAAAGAAAATGATGTATCTACATCCTATGGATTAGATACTAGTAGTCTTATTGGTGATAATCAAACAACTGCGTATGCTGTTATGGAATTTGGAAATTTAAATATTTACGATGAAAATGGTGATCATAGATATTCTTATACTACTAATGCTAAATCAGGAGTATTAAGTTTAGATGATAACGGAAACTTATCAATTGTTGAAAATTGGATACAAAATGGAAATAATATAACTGGATTCAGAGAGAATGATAATAATGGTAGTGATTTATCAATTTCTAACGATGGACTAACATTAGCTGTTGGTACTTCTGACTATGATGGAACAAGTAATGATGTTGTTGATTCAGGTTTATTAAGAATTTATAATATTAATAATGTATTAACCTTATCTGATGTAAATTCTTTAGACATTGGTCAATCTTTCGATATTTCTATTGATATTACTGATGGATATGGAAATGAAACTAAAACATTTACTATATCTAATATTGATGATATAACTATAGGTGAAATAAGAGTACTATCAAATACAATTATTATTTATGAAGGTACTACTTTAACTGCAGATACAACATCTTTAACTGATCCAGATAGTAATATTAATATAACTTATCAATGGGAAATTTCTTCTGATTCTAATACATATATTTCGATTAGTGGAGCAACTAATTCAACTTTCACAATACCTAAAGATGCTGAATCTACAGAATCTTATGTTGGACAATATATTAGATTAAAAGTTGTTGCTAATGATACAGAATTTTATTCTGATTCAAAATTAGTAATTAATTTAGAAGACGAAGCAACTGGAACATTATCATTTGTATCTAATATTACTTCTATTCAAGAAGGTGCTATTTTAATAGCAGTGAGTAATTTAAGTGATGTTGATAATAAAAAATTAATTACAGATACTAATAATGATCAGCCATTAAATTTATCTTATCATTGGCAAATTTCTTCAGATAATACTACTTTTACTAATATTGATACTAATGAAACATCTAATCAATATCAAATTCCTGTAGATACATATACAGGACAATACATACGATTATTTATAACAACAACAGATACAAGAGGAGGTACTACAGATTTTGTAACAACATCTAGTTTAATTGAAGTTAATAATAGTCCATTTTTCAATACAAGTCCAGGATTAGTTGCTTATGAAGGACAAGAATATGAATATACGTTTACATTTGGTGATGCAGATTCAAATCAAACTGTTAGTATAACTAATATAACTTACCCATCATGGATATCATTTGATTCAAGTAGTAATAAATTATCAGGAACACCAACTAGTAATGATAGTAATGATACTAATAATAATAATGATGTTTCTATTACAATAAGTGATGGTACAAACGAAACAATACAAAACTTTACAATTTATGTGAACAGAGCTCCAATTTTAGAAAATGACTTAAATCTAACATTTGATGAAGATGAAATCATTAATCCTGTCGATTTAGATTTATATTTTAGTGATTATGATACTAATGATACAATAAATTATACAATCAATTCTTATGATACTAATTTCTTAACTGCATCAATTGATTTAGACAGAAAGTTAAATTTAGTTCTAGTTAATAATAAATTTGGCACATCTAATATAACTATTACAGCAACTGATGGATACAATAGTATAACTCGTACTGGTACAATTACTATTAATTCAGTTAATGATGATCCTACTGGAACAATTTCTATTATTGGAACAGCTCTTCCTGATAAAGAACTATCTGTAGACTTGATACAAATTGTTGATGTAGATGATAGTAGTTTTATATACACTTACATATGGCAAATGTCGTCAGATAATAATATTTGGGATACATCTAGTGATGTGAGTACATCATCAACTTACACAATTCCAGATACAAATGATAATGAAAATAAATATATTAGAGTTAAAGTAACAGTAGAAGATAATGATACTAATAATACAGAATTTATTTCAAATGTAATACAAATACAAAAACTGGATTTAGTAACATCTTTTTCTATAAATGGATCGACAGATGAAGATATAAATTATACATATGATTTGTCTTCAATTATTGATACTAATTATGATGTATCATTCGAAGTTAAAACAGATGATTCTAATGGACTTAGTATTATTGATACAAATAAATTATTAACATTTACTCCAAATAATAATTATAATGGATCATCAATAATTATAGTTGCTGCCTCTACTGATAGTTCTATTACATCAATTACTCAAGATATAACTTTCAATTTAACAATTAATCCAATTAATGATCAACCTACTGGAACAATTAGTATCATTGGTACATTATTACCAAATAATCAATTATCTGTTGATTTAACACAAATAACTGATATTGAAAATGATAGTTTAACTTATACTTATATATGGCAAATGTCATCTGATAGTAATACGTGGGACTCATCTACTGATGTAGCAACTTCTTCTACATATTTAATTTCTGATACAAATGATATTGAAAATTATTATATCCGAGTAAAAGTATCAGTAGAAGATAGTGATACAAATAATACAGAATTTATTTCAAATGAAGTACAAATACAAAAATTAGATTTAGTAACTACATTTAATGAAAGCGATACTATAGATGAAGATAATAGTTACACATTTGATCTATCATCTATTATTGATAGTAATTATGATGTATCCTTTGAAATAAAAACAGATGATTCTAATGGAACTAGTATTATTGACACAAATAAATTATTAACATTTACTCCAGAAAATAATTATTATGGATCATCTTCAATAATAATAACTGCATCGACAGATAGTTCAGTAACATCAATTACACAAGATATAACTTTTGATATCACAATTAGTTCAATTAATGACGAACCAACGGGAACTGTATTAATAGTAGGTAATGCTTTATTAAATGATACATTATCTGCTAATTTAGATATATCTGATATTGAAAATGATGTGTTACAATATAGTTACAGTTGGGAAATATCAAATGATGAAAATAATTGGGAAAATAGTGTTGTTGTAGGTACAGAATCAGCATATACAATTATTGAAGATACAAATTACATTGAACAATATATTAGATTAGTAGTATCAATACAAGATAGTGATACCAATATTAATAAAATTACATCATCTAATATTTTAGAAATTTCTAATGTCAGACTACTTTCAACTAATGAAATAAGTGAAACAATACAAGAAGATAATAATTTTATTTATGATTTAAATAATGTAAAAGATACAAATCAAAATGTCTTTTTCTCTATAAATAGTGTTTCAAATGGACAAGCATCAATTGATGAAAATGATATTTTAACATTTACTCCTGATTTGAATTATTTTGGAAATAGTGAAATTAAACTAGATGTAACAACAGATTCTTCTATAACAACTATGATTCAATCACTTTTATTTAATTTAAGTGTAGTTTCAGTTAATGATGAACCTACCGGAACTATTTCAATTGTGGGAACTAATTTACCAAATAAAAAACTATCTATTGATTTAACACAAATTTCTGATATTGAAAATGATAGTTTGACATATACTTATTTATGGCAGATGTCCTCTGATAGTAATACTTGGGAATCAGATGTTAGTACATCATCAACTTATACAATTCCAGATACTAATGATAATGAGAATAAATATATTCGAGTAAAAGTATCAGTAGAAGATAGTGATACTAATAATACAGAATTTATATCAAATACAATCCAAATTGAAAAAATAGATTTAATAACATCATTTTCTATAAATAATGCAACTGATGAAGATAATGATTACACATTTGATTTATCATCAATAATCGATACTAATTATGATGTCTCATTTGAAATTAAAACAGACGATGTAAATGGATCTAGTGTTATAGATACTAATAAATTATTAACATTTACACCCGATAATAATTATAATGGATTATCAACAATCATAGTAACTGCATCAACTGATACTTCTATAACATCAATTACTCAAGATATAACTTTTAATATTACAGTTAATGCAATTAATGATCAACCTACTGGAACAATTAATATATTGGGTACCACATTACCAAATAAACAATTATCAGTAGATTTATCAAATATAACTGATGTAGATGATAGTAGTTTTTTATATACTTATATATGGCAAATGTCATCTAATACTAATACTTGGGATTCATCTACGAATGTTGCAACTTCATCCACTTATTTAATTCCAGATACTAATGATAATGAGAATAAATATATTCGAGTAAAAGTAACAGTCGAAGATAATGACACTAATAATACTGAATTTATTTCAAATGAAGTACAAATACAAAAGTTAGATTTGGTAACATTATTCTCTCAAAGTGATATAATAGATGAAGATAATAATTATACATTTGATTTATCATCTATTATTGATACTAATTATGACGTTTCTTTTAATGTGAAAACAGATGATTCTAATGGAACTAGTGTTATTGATACTAATAAATTAATTACGTTTACACCAAATGATCATTATTACGGATCTTCTAGTATAATAGTTACTGCATCTACAGAAACTTCTATTACATCTATCAATCAAGATATAACTTTTAATATTACAATTAACTCAATTAATGATGCTCCAATATTTAATGATGGTTCTTTTATTACTGATGAAGATGTAACTACAACATATGATTTATCAACATTAACTTCTGATATAGAAAATGATTCTTTAACATATACAATAGTAACACCACCCAATAAAGGAACAGCATCAATAAATGAATCAATATTAACATTTGTACCAACATTAAACTTAAATGGATCAGACAGTATTGAAGTAAGTGTTTCAGATGGAAATTTATCGAATACAAGTACAATTTCAATAACAATTAATTCTATAAATGATGCTCCAGTATTTAATGATGGTTCATTTAGTACAGATGAAGATGTTACAACAACATTTTATTTATCCTCGCTAACATCTGATGTAGATAGTAATTCATTAACATATACAATAATAACACCTCCTACGAAAGGAACAGCATCAATAGATGGGTCAGTATTAACATTTGCACCAACATTAAATTTATATGGATCAGATAGTATAGAAGTAAGTGTATCAGATGGCAATTTATCAAGTACAGGTACTATTTCAATAACAATTAACTCAATTAATGATGCTCCAACATTTAATGATGGTTCTTTTAGTACTGATGAGGATGTTACTGCAACATTTGATTTATCAACATTAACTTTAGATGAAGAAAATGATTCTTTGACATATACAATAGTAACACCACCCAATAAAGGTAGTGCATCAATAGATGGATCTGTATTAACATTTGTACCAACATTAAACTTAAATGGATCAGATAGTATTGAAGTGAGTGTATCGGATGGAAATTTATCAAGTACTGGTATTATTTCAGTAACGATTAATACAATTAATGATGCACCAACAATAAATAATGGTTCATTTTCAGCAAATGAAGCTGAAGCAAAACAATTTGATTTATTAACATTAAATGCAATTGATGTAGATAGTAATTCATTAACATATATTATTAAAACCCAGCCTAGTAAAGGGATAGTATTGATTAATGATACTACATTAACATATACATCCTCTGAGAATGAATATGGATCAGATAGTTTTGTAATTACGGTATCAGATGGAGAATTATCAGCAGATTCAACAATAGATGTTTTAATAAATGCAGTACCTAAAATTTTAAATAATTTTGATGACTTAAGAATAGAAGAAAATAGTGATGATTATATAATTGATTTATCAGATAAATTTAATGATGCAGATAATAGTGAATTATCATATACTTCAATATCAAATGATACTAATTTAATTAATGTATCAATTTTAGATAATAATTTAAAATTATCATTATTACCAAATTCAAAAGGAGAAACTACTATTAATATAACAGCAACTGATGGTGATGCTTCAGTAACTAATTCATTTAATATAGTTGTATTTAGAGAAAATGAAGTACCTATATTTGATTCAACTCCAGTTTCTGTTGCTTATGAGGATTTATTATATGAATATAATATTCAAGTGTCTGATGTTAATATTGAAGATTCAAATTTAACTATTGAAGTTGTAGAAAAACCAGATTGGTTAACTTTTGTAGATAATCAAGATAAAACAGCATTATTATCAGGTACACCATTGGTAAGTCATATCGGTAATCATAATGTAGTTTTAAAAGTAACTGATACAGTTTTAGAATCAACTACTCAATCATTTACAATTACAGTTATTGAAGTTAATGATAATCCAATTTTTCAAAGTATTCCTATTACTGAAGTAGATGAGAAAAGTGAATATTTATATAATATTGTAGTTAGTGATGAAGAAAATGATAATGTTACAATAACAACTGATTCTGCATTATTACCATCTTGGCTTACTTTTACACAGATTGATAAAGATAATGCTATTTTACAAGGAACACCAACTAAATTTCATTCAGGAGATTATAATATCATAATTACTGCAACTGATGAACACGGTAAATCTAATAGTCAAGTATTCACAATTACTGTTAATAATGTTAATTTTGTTCCTATTGTAACAAGTACACCAACATTAAATACTCTAAGAGATAATTTATATAATTATCTAATAATTGTAAATTACGATGGAACAGTTAATATATCCACAAAAAATATACCAACTTGGGCTAGTTTAGTCGATAATGGAAATAATACTGCAACATTTGAAGGAACACCTGATGAAAATGAAACTTTTGACGTAGAAATAATTATTACAGAAGTTGGAGGATTAAGAACAGTAATAAATCATAATTTTTCAATAAAAGTAGATTCAGAACCTTATATTAAAAATACAATAAGTGATATATCTATTTTAACTTTTGATAATTTTGTGTATCAATTACCTGAATTTATTAATATGAGTAGTGTAGAAAATAAAGTATCGTATAAAAAATCTAATTTGGTATCATATAATAATTGGATATTTTTTGATGATAATTTTAATACTCAATTAGGAGAAACTTTATCCTATGAATTATTTATAGATGATACTTTAGTTGATACATATGATTGGATTACATTTACAAATGGTATTATTTCAATTAATGCAAAATATCATAATGTTGGAACATATGTATTTAAAATTAAAGTAACCGATGTTATGGGTAATAGTGCTGAAACAGAATTCAATGTTAATGTAAGTACAAGTCTTATTAGATTCGAAAAACAATTTTATAATAATAATAAAGATGCATTAGTAGAATTAGATAGTGTTGATAGTACAGAAGGAATTAATTTAGCACATAATTATTTAGAAACTCATAATTTTAGTCAAGAAAAATATAATGTGATAATATTTAATAGTGATGAAAATAAAGTAAAAATATTTGAAGGAGATAATAATAATCATACTATTAGTGATCATGATTTTATAGATACATTTATTATATCCAAATATTTAGATAATGTAAGAAGAACAAAACAAAGTATAGTTATTAAACCTAATAAAAATGTAAATATTGAATTAAAATAGACATTTAAATAAATATTAATTATTAATTTAAATGAATTATTATGATAAAATATTTTTATGTATAATGGGAATTATAAGTATTGGAAATTTATATAATTATATTAAATATGATGAAGTTAAGTCAATTTCTTATAAAGAAATGGATAACCTAAAAAATCTAAGTACAATAAGTATTATAAGTTCTAATGCTTACTTATTTACAAATTCAACTAATTATCCTGAATATAATTATTATATAGGTGATATTTATTTATTTAATGATTTTGTTAAAAAAAATAATATTGATATTAAATATGAGATGAATATATTTAGTTATTTATTTAAAATATTACCAAATTTAATATTAATGTATTTAATGTTTAGGAATTATATTAATAATATTTTCAAGACAAATTTTAAGATTACAAAAGCTAAGAATACATCATTTGATGATATTGCTGGATTATATGAAGTAAAAAATGATGTAAAAGAATTTACTGATATTTTTAAAAAAACAGATAAATTTAAAAATATTAAATGTAGAATTCCAAAAGGTGCTTTATTTTATGGTCCACCTGGTACTGGAAAAACTTTGATAGCAAAAGCAATCGCCTCCGAATGTAAATGTAATTTTATTCAAGTTAGTGGATCTTCATTTAATGAAGTTTATGTTGGTGTAGGTCAATCAAGAGTAAGAAAATTATTTGAGAGGGCAAGAATGAAAAAACCTAGTATTATTTTTATAGATGAGATAGATACTTTAGGTAAAAAAAGATCTGACAGTGAGGGTTATAGTGAACATGAGAATACTTTGAATAGTTTGTTGTCAGAGATGGACGGTTTAGAAGATAATAGTGATATATTAGTATTTGGTGCAACAAATAGGGTAAATACATTAGACAGTGCTTTATTAAGACCAGGTCGTTTTGATAGAAAAATTCAATTTAATTTACCAAGTAAACAGGAAAGAGTTGAGATGTTAAAGTTATATTTAAGTAAGTATCCTGTTAAGGGAGATTTAGATAAGTTAAGTAATAATTTTGGTGAAAAGACATTTCAGTTTAGTGGTGCGGATATAAGTAATTTATGTAATGAGGCCGCAATTTTTTCGGTAAGAAGTAATAAGAAAAAATTAGATGAATGTGAAATAGAAAAAGCATTTAATTATATTTTATTAGGTAATAAAAGATTATCAAATAAATTAAATAAAAAAGAAAAACATGTTGTAGCTTTTCATGAAGCAGGTCATGCATTTATGTCATTTATACAATCACAAACGCCATCACCAATTAAAGTGTCAATTATACCTACTACTAGCGGGGCATTAGGATTTTCTATGTCACAAATTAAAGATAAGAAATTACAAAATAAAAAAGAATTATTACAAAAAATGGCGGTTTTAATTGGTGGAAGGTGTAGTGAAGTTTTATTTTGTGAAGACATTTCAACTGGTGCAAGTGATGATTTAGAAAAGTTAAAAAGTCTAGTTAAAAGTTATATAATGGATTATGGATTTAGTGATAAGTTTAGTAATATAAATTTAAGAGACGATGTAAGTGAAAAGACGAAAGAGTTAATAGATAATGAAATAATAGAGATAGTTAATAATATTACAAATTATGTATTGAAGGTGTTAAAGGATAATATTATAAGTATTAATAAGATTGTAAAAATGATAAAAGTTAAAGAAGAGATAAATTTAAGTGATTTAAGAAAGGTAATAACTAAAGGATTAGAGAATAGTTTAGATGATACAAATTTATTAAAATAATTTTTTAAAAAACAAAAAAATCTAAAATAGAGTAAATAATAAATACAACTAATATTATTATTAAAGTAGATAATAATATTATTAAACCTTGATCCATAATATAAAATAATTTATAACTTTAAGTATTTTTAGTAACAGATATAAATTTTAAAAAAATAGCATAATTTACAGAATGTTTGAAAAGAGATCATATATTAATTTAAGATTTTAATTAATCATATGCAACCCAATTTTTTGAAAAAAATGTATCGCTTAATAAAAAATAAGTTATAAAAATAGTTCCTCCTTTAATTGAAAATGTTGATATAATTGATACAAGTAATAAAACAAAATTATGAATTATTGAACTAGATCTACCTGAACCTAATCTTATGTCATAATACAAAGGTAAATACTTAACTAATATATTTGTTAATAAAAATAATATTGAAATTTCTTTGTAATCTATATCATTTATTTTTGATATATTACTTAATATAAAATTTATTATAAAAACTTTAAAAAAAATTTTTAATAAATTTTTATAATTATTACCTCCTTCTATATAAGTACATAAATTATTACTATTATTTTTATTTTTACTAATTTTTTTATCAGAAGTAAATGCTATTGACAAAACTGTTCTTTCTGAATTTGGATCATTATTTGGAGGTACTTGATGTATAGTAGTTCCTCCATTAAATAAAGCAGAATCACCTTCTTTAAAATAAATTGAATGTTTTTTACCATTACTATATTTACATTGTAATGGACTTATATTACCTTTTTTTTTTATACAAACAATTATATTGTATATTTCTGTTAGATTTTGTGGATCTACATGCCATAAATGATGAGAATTTTTCCCAATATATTTGTAAATTGTTGCTTTATTTGATTGTAAATAATACAATTTTTTTCCTATTTTACTTTCATATTTTTTTTTTATTTTTTCAGATATATCTCTAATTATATGCTTTTCACGAATATTAAAATTATCACAACATTGATGTGTTGTTGTATTTTTTCTTGAAAACCACGGTGTATCTTTCTTTTCTGGGATTCTAATTGATTGTAAATTTTTTACATCATATTTACTTAATATTTTTTCATATTTTACACAATATGGATTTATTTTATTTTTATAACATAATGGATCTGTTCTTCTGTACATATTAATACATCTTCTAAATAAACTTTGTCCATATAAATCAGTAATTCCTGAATAATCTATTAAAAATAATAAAATAAAATATAATGATATATTAAAAATTAATTTGTTATTTTTTATTATGTTATCCATATATTAATTAAATATTTTAATTATGTAAGATAACAGATAAATATGTTAAAAAATTAATAATAATTAATTCTTCATCAGACCCGTTATTTAATAAATGATCTAAAGAAGATAATTTTAAAAAAATTAAGCATTTTTGATAATCATCTAATATTTCTGTTTTTATAATTTTTTTAGACATTTCTCTCAAAATAATATTACCTCCATAACCATTCTTCATATAATATTTTGTTATTTTTAATATATTTGAATATGATTTATCATTTTTTAAATCATTAATTAAATTAGAAAAATCCTCTAAACTAATTTTTATTGATATATCATTTAAAATTTCATCATTAATCTCGTTTACTGATAAAAATTTTAAACGCTGTAATGTATTTATCGCCTTTCGCAAATCACCATCACAATAATCAATTATCTTGTCTATTGACTTTTTCTTAATCTTCATATTCTCACTCTCGGATATCATTGCAATCATACTCTTAATCCCAGTTTTACTAACATTCTTAAACCTATAAATCGCACATCTAGATATTATTGGCTGATTAATCCTCGCTACATAATTACATATTAAAAAAAATCTTGTACTTACTGAATTTTCTTCTATTATCCTCCTCAATGCAAATTGAGATTCATCTGTCATCGCATCTGCTTCATCTAATATAATTATTTTATATGGAGGACATTTATAATTATAATCCTTTTCCTTGATTTGAGATATTTTTTTTTTTGCAAATGTTTTTATTTTTTCTCTAACAACTTTAATTCCTCTTTCATCTGAAGCATTTAATTCTAATACTCGTTCTTTAAAATATTTAGATCCAAAAAGTTCAAATGAAATAGCTAAGGCGGTTGTAGTTTTCCCGGTACCAGGTGGTCCATAAAATAAACAATGTGGGAGAGCTAAGCTATTTTGTATACAATCGGTTAAAGTTTTAATAATTTCATTTTGTTCAAGAATTTTTCCAATATTTTTAGGTCTATATTTTTCAACCCATGGAATATTTAGATTTTTATTCATTTATATATTTTATATATTAATTCCTTAAATAAAAAAAAATGAAAAACTAAATAAATATTGAATAAGGTAAATATTATATATAATTATGAAATTTTATTTAAAAAAGGATGCTATTTTGAAATTGAAAAAAAGTAATAACGATAATTTAAAATTAATTCAGGAGGACATATGTGATAATGGTAACAAGAGATTTTATGTAATTGAAAATAAAGAGTTATATAATAAAATTAAGGAGAATGATCCACCATCATTTTATGAATCTTGGATTGACAATACGAATTTAGTTTTTGCTTTAGATGTAGATTTGAATGATGATATTAGTGATAATGATTTTGATAAAATATTAGTTAAAAATATTAATAATGTGAAAAAAAATGTTAAAGAGTATTATAATTTTGAATATGATATAGAAAAAATAATTGTATTAAAGACTAAAAAAAGAGAAAAAAAACAAAGTAGTCATATTATATTTAGAGGTTTAGGTTTTGAAAATCACTTGGTATGTAAAAACTTATTTTTTAGAATTATTAAAGATAGTAAATTAGAATATTGTGATTCTAGTATTTATGGTAAGACGTGTTTAAGAACATGTTTTTCAACAAAAAAAGGAAAAGATATTCTTTTTATTCCTTATAAATTAAAAATTGGAAATAAATTTACAAGTATTATAGAAGATTATGAGAATGAGTATGAATTTTTTGAAAAATCATTAATTACGACTATTAAAGAAGAAGAAAAAGAAAATTTTATTTCGAAGGATATGATTGTTGAGGAATTTAATATTAAAGAGAAAATTAAAAAAATTGAGATCAGGGATAATTCAGAATTAGAGTCAATATTAAATTCTTTACCACAGGATTATTGTGATGAATACATTAAATGGAACAGAGTAGGAATGGCATTATTTTCAATGAACGAGAATTATTTTGATATATTTAATAGATGGAGTAGTAAGAGTAGTAAGTATAATTATCACGAGGTGTACAATCATTGGTCGAGATATAGGGGAAGTAATTTTAATAAGAATTATTTAGGTTTAGGTTCATTAATTCATTGGGCTAAATTAAATGGTACGAATGTGTTAAATAAGAATATAGAGCAGACAGTATTAGATTATCCGGAGGCTAAGATTATAATTAGTGAGAATAGTAATTTTGATATAAAGCATATATCTCAGAATAAATTAACAGAAAAATTATTTGAGAATATTATTAATAAAAAGTTTATTGGAATTCAGAGTGAAAAGGGAACTGGTAAAACTTCAAATTTAATTAAGGCATTATTTGAAAGTAATAAAAAGGAGCCAGAATCAATATTATTTATTTCAAGTAGAAGAACATTTGGTATTAAATTATCAGCTGATTTAAAAAAATATGGATTTAAATTATATTCAGATATTAACGAGCATTATATTTATGATAAAAGGGTAATTGTTCAGATTGATTCTTTGTTAAGAGTAGATTATGATAAATTTGATTTAGTTATTATAGATGAGTGTGAAAGTTTAGCCAGATATTGTACATCAACACATTTTACAAAAAATATGAAAGCGAGTACGATAGTAAGTAATTTGGAATTTAGAATTAACGATGCCAATAATATAATTATAATGGATGCGGATTTATCAGACAGATGTATTAATTATTATAAAAGTATCATAGATCCTGATAATAAATTAGGTAAAAATGATTTGAAAATAATAATTAATAAATTTACGCCGTATCAATCATATAAGTTAAAATATATGGATTACAATAATTGGTTAAATGAGTTAGATAAGCAATTAATAGATGACAAAAAAATAGTTATTCCGATGGCTTCGAATAATAAAGCTAAAGATTTATATGAAAGATTAAGTAAAAAATTTAGTAATAAAAAAATTATTTTAATTCATAAAGAAACTAGTGAACAAGAAAAATTACAAAAGTTATTGAATGTTAATAATATTTGGATTAAATATGATGTTGTAATTTACACACCAACTGTATGTATGGGTGTTTCATTTGATGCAGAGCATTTTGATAATATTTTTGCATATGGATGTCATAATTCATTAGGAGCTCAGGAATTTTGTCAAATGTTACATAGAGTTAGAAGTATTAGTGAGAATAATATTTATATAAGTTTTGATTATTTTAAATATTATGATCCGATCGAGGATATTGTAACGTATGATCAAGTTGAAGAAATGTTATGTAATGATTATTATTTAACATATAATAATATTCATAATAATTTACTTACAAAAAAATTTAAAAGAGTTGGGAATCAAAGAGTAATATATTATCCTCATAAGAAAGAGCCTATATACGATTTATATGTGAGAAACAGTATTGAAAATATTATAAATAAGTTAAATTTCACAGCTGCATTTTTTGGATATGCAAAATTCAAAAATTATCAATATGAATTTTTCAAAAGTGAAAAAAATGAAAATTTAGTAGAAGAGCTTAAAAGTTTAAGAAAAACTAGAGAACAGGAAGAAAAGAATATTGAATTAGATAATATTTTTAATGCAAATAATTTAGATAAGGATGAGTATTTAGAAAAATGTATGAAAAAGGATAATTTTATGTCAGACAGTGATTATAATGAGATAAAGAAATATAATTTTTTAAAGACTTATAATTTAGAGATAGGGGAGTTAACAAAAGAATTATTAGAGAAGTATTATGATAAGAAATTAATGTTAACGTATAATAATTTATCAAATATAATTAAATCGGAAGAGCAGGAAACAAAAGATAAGTTAAAAGTTATGTTAAGTAATCAAATAAATGGGGACGAGTATAGGAATTGTTATCAGGATTTATCATATAAGAATAAATATACGTATCATTATTATGCGTTAAGGTTATTAGAATATTGTGATTTTGATATAAATGATATTGATTCAGCAAAAGAAATTAAAAAAGATAAGTTAGATGTAGATTTATTAAATAAAAAAATAGAAGATATGACAATATATGAATTTGTGAATGAAGAAAAATATGGTTTATATAGAAAATTTGATATTATAAAATTAGTTAATACAAAAATATTAAATACTACTGATTATATGATTAATTTAGTTAATAATGTAATTACAAAACAATATGGTATTAAATTTAAAAGTAAAAAAGTAAAAAATGAGAAAAGTTATATTTTATCGTCAAATAAGAAGTGGGATGATTTACCAAAGAAGATAAAACCAAAAAATGTTATCGAGTATAAAAAGACGGATAAGAATTATGAGAATATAGTAAAGGATTTAGATAATGGATTATTTTTAGAAAGTGATAGTGATGAAGAATAAAATTGATTTTTATATATTTAAAGTATTAAGATTTATAATATATAATGAGTTCAAATAAGTTTAAAGAATGTATAAATGTAAATAGTATTAATATAAAGGGTTATTGGGATTGGACGTTTCATAATGATATGTGTATAATTTGCAGGGGCAATATATATGATAATAGTGAATCTTGTATAGTAGTAGGACAATGTAATCATGCATTTCATTATGAGTGTATAAATAATTGGGTTAGGACAAGAAAGAATTGTCCTTTATGTAATCAATTATGGGTATATAGAAAAAATTAATTGTTGTGTATATATATGAATAATAATTCACCAGTTACAGAATTATTAATTGAAAGTTTTGATCAGTTGCTAGATAATAAACATATAAGTTTAAAATATAATACTTTAATACAGTTAAGTATTTTGTTTATATTATTTTCGTTTTATAATTTCAATAAAAAAGATTATAAAAAGGCAGGAGTATTTTATTTATCATCATTTTATTTATTTTATAAATTTAACAAAAAAACATCTAATTTAGATATAAAGTTTATAACAGATATTATTTATTTTTTTACAACATTAGTATATTTAATATTTATTTTTAATGATATGGAATTTTCATTTAATGTTGAATTTATTTATATGACAATAATAGTATTTTCAATAATTTCATTTATTTTAGGATTTAATACAAAAAATGTATATAAAAACAGTAAATTAGTTAAATTAAAATGTAAAATGAAAAAATTATGTCATTTAATATATCTAAACAATAATGATGTTAAAGAATATCATTATAATAAATTTTGGAAGGTGTTTGATTTTGGTACTTTAACATTTTCTGTATTTTTATTATTACTAAATAATTTAAACAAAAATTAAATATATAATATATATGTACTTAATTTTATTAATATTTTTTTTTATAATATCTGGAATATTATTTTTAACGAAAAAAAATCCACCAATAATAATATCTGTAGAAGGTAATATTGGTTCAGGTAAAACTGAATTAATTAAAAATTTAAAAAGTAAATATGAATTTAATGACAATATAAAGTTTTTAGATAATTCAAATAAAATGTTATTTAATATAAAAGATGAAAATAAAAAACATTTATTTGATTATTTTTTAGAAGATAAATTAAAATATTCTTATATTTTACAAAATTTTTTATTTATTATTAAAACTAAAACTTTAATAAATATGATTAAAGATAATTATTATACTAATTATCAAAAACCAATTTATATAATTTGTGAGAGATCAGTTAATAGTGATAAAAATATCTTTACTAAATACTTGTATGATGAAAAAAGTATTAGCGATATAGAATATAAAGTATATAATTATTGGTATGATTATGTATTTCCAATTGTTAAAGTAACTAATGTTATATATTTGAAAACTTTACCTGAAATTGCTTATAGCAGAAAATCAGATACAAATATACCAAAATATTATGTACAACTTTTACATACCTATCACGAAGAATGGTTAAATGATAAATCAAAAGAATTAAATGTATGTGTATTAGATGCAAATAAAAATTTAGATAAACATACCCTTAATACTTTTTATAAACAAATTGACGATTTTATAAGTTTTTTATAACTATTAATTTCCTTAAATACTAAGTGCGTTTAAATTACGTTAAATCTCCTAGTTTTTAATATTATGATATTTAAAGAGTATAAATTCTTTATTATAAAATTAATTTTCTTTAAATTAATTTTATTTTAAAAAAGTATTAATTTTATAAAAATTAGTAAAAATCGATAATTTTTTAAATTTTGGTTTTCTTTAAATAGTATTACTTAAAGAAAATCAATTTATACTTAAAGCAAGAGCATAAAAAATGACATTTTACTTGAGGACTTATTTTAGATGATAAATTATGTTAAAATAAAATGAAAAATTTACGCACTGTAAATTTTAATTTTTCAAAAGTATTTTTCAAAAATAAAATTTTTGCGAAATAAATTTTATTTTAAATCGCCTCCCCCCCCCTCTACCTTTTTTAAAATAACTCCTTTAACGGATATTTTCGGACATATAATTAGATATTTTGGGATATTATTAAATTAATACTTTAAGATATAATAATATATAAATTATATGAAATATGAATGTTATAAGTGCTTATGGACCACTCATATAAAAACTAAAATGGTATCTCATATTAGACGTAAATATCCATGTAAAAATATTAATAATATTAAGTTAGAAGACTGTAGAGAATATATATTAAATGGATTAAGTTATAATGAATATTTAAATATTGGTATAAATCCTGCTAATTACTGTAAAAGCACTGCGAATTACTGTAAAAGTATGGATTTATATGAAAGTTCAATAGATAGCTTAGAAATTCAAAAAAACAATAAAAATAATTTAATTTGTAAATATTGTAATAAAACATTTACCAGAAAAGAAAATTTAGAAAATCATTTAAAAAAAAGTTGTAAAATGTTAAAGGATTTTAATAATATATATGAATATGATGAAAAAACATTTGGAAAGAATATTTATAAAAATAATAATAATGCAGGTGATATTTACATAGTTCAAACAGACTATATTAATGATAATCATTATAAAATAGGGATAACAAATAATATTAAAAGACGAATGAGTAGTTATAGATGTGGGAATACATATGAACCTAGGTTACATTATTATATTTCTTGTCAGGATATAAAATTAATTGATAATAAAATAAAGATAGATCTAGTTAAATATAATATAAAAAGAGAAATATTTAAGGGCGATATTATAGAAATAAAAAATAAAATAGTAGAAATTATTAAAAAAGAATTTAAGACAAATAAAGTATATGTTCATGAACCAGATATTAAAATAGGTGATTTATCTGAATGTGGATATTGTAATAAATGTTTTTATACTAAAAATGATCTATTTGATCATATAAATACTTGTAATGAATACAAAGAATATTTAAGTAAAAAAAAAGAAGGTAAATTTGAATGTAAGTACTGTTATAAAATATTTAGTAGAGTAAACAATTTAACTAGACATTGTAAGACGTGTAAAGATAAGAAAAAAACAAATGAAGCAAATTTTCATATGGAAGAGTTAGTAAAAATATTAAATGAGCAAAAAGAAATGATAGATAAATTATATTTTCACTTAGAGAAGAAAGACAAACAATTAGAGAAAAAGAATGATCAAATAGATAATTTAAGAAAAATATTTAAAAATTGAAAATTATTAAATATAATATAATAAATCTAAATAATACTATGGATAGCTTAGAATCAAAATTTATAAATATGTCATTAACCAAAAAAATGTATTTATATTTTAATCATTATAAAAATGAAGAAGATATATCAAATTATGAAAAAAAATCAATTACAATTACTAATTCAGATTTTAAAAACTTAAAATTGATAAATAATGAAGACAAATTTAAAGATTTTTTTGAAAAATATAAAATTAATTTTATACTAAATATTAATGAAAAATCAAGATGTATTATTATTAACTATTTAAGAGATTATAAAAAAAATAAAAATTATAATAGAATTAAATCTTATAATCACTTTTTTAAACCTATAGAAAATAGAGTTCATAATAGAGGAGACGGTAAAGGAAAATATATTAAATTTAAATGCACTAAATGTAATAAAAAATATAATGAATATTTAAAAAAATGAAAAAAAAATTAATTAAATATAAAAAAAATATATTTAATTAATATAATGATATTTAAATTACTATTTTATTCAATAAGAAATTATACTCCTAATATTCCGATTACACCATTAGGTAGATGGAATAGGAATTGTAATGTAGATAGTAGTACATTTTTAACTAATAGAGATCATTGCGGAGATCAAATTTGTGGAAATATTAAGTTTACTAAAAGATATTTAGAAGAAGTTTTTAAAGAAAAAAAAATTAAAAAGAAAAATTAATAAAACTTGGTTTCAAAATATTTAATTGGTCCGATAAAATTAACTATTGGATAAAATGTAATACATCTTTTTTTTTTTATAATTGGTTTTACTTTATCAAATGATAATTTATTTTTTTTCATTAAATATAGTGCAACCAAAGCTGCAGATCGTTGCATGCCAGCTCTACAATGTATTAAAACTGATTCATTTTTTAATATTTTGTTATTAATTAAATTATAAGTATGATAAAAATTTTGAATCATTCCGATATCACTTTCTAATGATCGATTATCATGAATTGATATTCTGAATTTATCAATATTTAAATCAGTAAAAGGTAAATCTTTACTTAAATTAATAATTAATTTTATCTTATTCTTTAAAAGAAATTCTTTATCAAGAGAAGATTTATGATTTCCTAACCATAAATTTTTTGTAATTAAATCTTGATTATTAATTAAATTATAATCACATAAATCATCATAAACAGTATAACTAATTTTTTTATAATTAACTAATGATATAATAATTAAGGGTAAAAATAATAGTAAAAAAAATTTTTTCATATATATTACATATATTTAAATTCTTCAATATTAAATCCATTAATATTTAATAAATTATTTTCTGCTTGAACTAAATCACATATATTAATTTCTCCATTTGATTTGAAATCAGCTATATAATCAAAATTATCCATTTGAGAAACTTCATTTAATGTATTTACATCATTAACTAAATACTTTGCTAAAAATTTTATATCAGTATTATCAAAATAACCCTTTCCTGTAAAATCACCCTTATATACTTTTTTATATCTTAACTCTGGTACAGTTAAAATATACCTCGTACAAGGATCACCTAACAAATTATAAAACCAATAATCATAACTATCCTTAAACTCTTTTACTGAAATTGATTCATTGAATAATTCTCCAATTGTCATTGTTGATTTACTATTTATAATTTGTTCATTTAACGTTCTTTGAATATACATCGGCGGTACCCAAGTTTGTAATACACTTGATGAAAATATAGCTATCGAACCCTTGTTCTTTGCAATTTGTAATTTCTCTGATAATGATAAATATCTCTCATCATATGAACCTAATGAACATCCTACTATACAAGCTAAAAATAATAAATTATTCTCATTCAACTCATCAACATTTAATACACTAAAATTAGTTGTTGATAAACTTGTCTCGTTCGCATGTCCAGTATATAATAATAATGATAATCCCTCATTTATTGAATTTACTAAATTTATATAATTTGGATCACCACTTAAATCATAATTATTATTACTATCTGTATTTGTATTTTCTAATGTTCCTTGAAATAATTCTGTAAAATTAAAATCAATATTATTATATTTCAATAACTCAGATCTAATAAATTCATTATCATTTAAATTATCAATACCCGGTCCCTCATTACTCGCAATACCTACAATATGTTTGTAATTCGTTAAATCAAAATTTTGATAATTACTTATTAAATTATCTATTAAATACTCATATGATTTTATTTTATCTATTTGATTTTGAACATTTGTAATTTTCTCTTCATCTGTAAGTTCATTAATTGTATTATAAATATTATCTCCAGCAACTAATCTTCCTATATATAATTTTAATTCATCATTAATTGTTGCATATGATATATCACTCGCAGCTGATGTATAATTATAATTAAGAGAAGTTTGATATTGAGATGATTCACCAGTACCTGTTTTCATTAAAGTAGGTACGTCTTCTACATTACCAAAAATAAGTACATATTTTAAATTATTATTTGTATTATATAAATTATCAATATAATTTTTTATAGAAAAGTAATGATCATTTTCTGAAACTAAATATGTAATAACTTGATAACCTTGACTTTCTCTAAATAATTTTAATTCATTCATTTGTGTTTCATATAATTTGTTATAAATAAATAATATCATATACTTATATTAATAAAATTTTATTTTTGTAGGTTATTTATTTACCAAAACGACGATTTCTTTTATTAAATTCTTGAATAATTAAATCTAAATCATCTAATGTTACCTCTGGAAATAATTTATCTATAAAAAATAATTCTGAATATAAAGTTTTAGTTGGAAAAAAACCAGATAAACGTTTTTCTTGACCACTTCTTAATACTAAATCTATATTAGATTGTTTTCTATTATAATTTTTATTTAAATTAGTATTGAAATTTTCTAAATCTTTATTATAATCATATACAATTGCTAAATTTAATTTTAATTTTTCTCCTTTAAATTTACTTTTTGTTTTTTCAATTAATTTTTGTAAATCTTTTGGTAGCAAATTTATATCTCCTATAAAATTTATATTTATTAAATTAATAAAATTTTTATTATCATTTAAAATATTTAATACTAAATTTAATATATCAATTATATTCTCTTTTGTATTATCCTCTCTTTTTATATTTTCTATCGAACAAACATAAATACTTATTTCATTAATAGTCTTTATATTTTCATATTTTGAATAATCATTTAATATTTTATTAAAAAATTTATCCCAAATATTAATTATATTTTTTTCAGGATTTTTTTTTATATACCTCCTATTTCCATCTGGAATAATACCTAAATGAATCATATATAATATATCTTTTATAATATAATTTATTAAACGAGTTAATTAATATTAAAATTGAATATTATATATTTTTATTTCTTTTATTATTATAAAAATGGATGAATTAATTAATGAAATTAAAAGTCTTAAATTAGAAATAAATTTATTAAATGAAAAGTTAAATAATATTAATTTAGATAAATTATCTAATAAAAATAATTTGTCTAATAAAAATAAAAAATGGTTTGATGAGGAAGAAAAATTGCTTATAGATGAATTAAAAAATAAATTAAGTATCGATAATATATCAAAAAGTCATGAAAGGACATTATATGCAATTGAATGTAGAATTAAGAAAATTGTAATTAATAGGTTGAATAATAATTCATTAGAAAATATATGTAATGAATTAAGTTTAGATATTAATTATATTTTAAAAATATTAAAGAATTAAATAATTAAATAATATTATCTAAAAAAAAATTATAAAAAAAATGTAATAAAAATATATAAACATTATAAATACCAAGACTAATCTTTACCTTTATATTATTTATATTTATATTCCATACTGATAAAATCAGTATTGTTTATTCTTATAGGGAATCTTAGGATTTTAATTTTTCAATTTTTATGTATGAAAATATCATATTTATATATAATAATACATAAAAATTGAATTATATATATATTTAAAAAATAAAAAATATTTTATATAAATATGAGTTTAAATCAACAAATCGAATCTTTGCAAATTAGTGATATCAAAAATAACGAAGTTAATAAATTAATTAATGAATTAAAAGAATTATATTGTAAATTAAAAATAGAAAAAAATCAATTTGAAGAAGAAAAACGTCAATATGAAAATGAAAAAAATAACGTTTTTGATAAAGATGAACCATTATTAAATGAAGAAGAACGATTAGTAGTATATCCAATTAAACATAAGCAATTTTTTGATGAGTATAAGAAACAATTAGGGTGTTTATGGACAGTTGAAGAAATAGATTTATCAAAGGATCATAAAGATTGGGATAAATTAAATGATGATGAGCGTCATTTTATAAAATATGTATTAGGATTTTTTGCTGCTAGTGATGGAATTGTCAATGTGAATATTGGTGAAAGATTTTTAAAAGATGTCAAAATTTTAGAAGCACAGATGGCGTATAGATTTCAAGCTGCGATGGAAGACATTCATGCAGAGATGTATTCATTAATGATTGATACCTATATTAAAGATGATGAAGAAAAAAAAATTATATTTAATGCGATAGAGAATATTCCATGTATAAAAAAAAAAGCAGAATGGGCTAAAAAGTGGACAGATGATAAAGATGCATCATTTGCTCAAAGATTAGTTGCGTTTGCTTGTGTAGAAGGAATATTTTTTAGTGGAAGTTTTTGTGCAATTTATTGGTTGAAGGAGAGAAATTTAATGCCAGGTTTATGTAATTCAAATGAATTTATAGCGAGAGATGAGGGATTACATTGTACATTTGCATGTAAATTATATTCTAATCTTGTAAATAAATTAAGTTATGAAACAATTAAAGAGATGGTAAATGAAGTGGTTGAAATAGAAACAGAGTTTATAACAAAATCATTACCTTGTAGATTGATTGGTATGAACAGTTTTTTAATGACTCAGTATATTAAATTTGTTGCAGATAAGTGGGTAAGAGAGTTAGGTTATAAAAATATATTTAATGTGAGAAATCCGTTTGATTTCATGGAAAATATATCATTACAGAGTAAAACTAACTTCTTTGAAAATAGACCAACAGAGTATAAGAAAAGTGAAGTTAAGGAGTTCAAAATAGATGATGATTTTTAAGTAAATTTTGTTACATCAAGTAAAATAATCCATTTATTTTTTTCTTTGATAAACCCAAAAAGTAGATTACTATCTTCAAATTTTACCAAAGGTGATGGATAATCAGCAAGTGAGTATTGTTCATTAAATTGTTTAATTTTAGAAGAATCAAAAGATTGTATATATTTAAAATTATTTTCTTCGAATTTAATATTTAATTCTAAATCTTTTTTAATATTATTAATGATAGATTCAGCATCAATATCAAATTTTACTATATAATTATTTGGAAAAATTACATTATTTTTTAAATATTCTATATTATTAGTATCATCATTTAAATCTTTAAAAAAATAGTTATAAATATAATTTATTATATATTTATTAGTAGGTATTACATCATCTTTTTCTATATTAACAGGACATTCAGGACAATCAGGACAATTAAATTTAGAATATGTCATATAGGAGTAAACTAAATGAATTATTACGATAATTAAAATTATATATTGCATTTATATTTAATTATAAATTTTTTTTTAAAATTAATATATATGAATTTAAAACCAAAATTAATTGATACAAATTTGGCAAAAAAAATTATAAAAGATAATAAAATTGATAACTATAATATTTTTAATGATATAATTGTATATACTTCTAATAATATTATTTATTTTATTAAAAATTATTACGATTTTATAATTGTAATACTTTTATTATCTTCTATTTTATATTTTAGATATAAATATAATAAAACATTAAGTAAAAATTTTATTCAAGTAAATTATTATAAAAATTATAATTATGAAGATGATAATTTAATTAATATAAATAAAGATATTGAATCAGATGTAAAAATTGATGATTATATTAAAGATAAGATAGAAGATGAAATAAATGATATAGAATCACGAGATTTAGAGCCTATAAATTTAGATAACTTATCATCTAATTTTTATAATTATTAGAAAAATTGATTTTTTTTTAAATTATTGTATATAAATTCATTATAAAAATGTTAGATAATTTAATAAAAAACTTTTGTTGTTATATGATATATAATTTTTCAAATAGAGAAAAATTTTTTATAAAAAATGATAAATATTATAAATTTTTTTTTTTTATAATATCTAATCTAGATATTAATTTACCAACTAAAAAGGTAAAAACTAATTTATTAAACTTTAATGATTTTAAAGTAATTTATAATATTTTACAATTAATTTATATAAATAATTTATTATTTAATTTGGATGATACATATATTTTAAAAAATTATTTTAAATTAGAAATTGAGCATTTTATACAAAAACTATATAATGAAGATTTAATAGAATTATATTTTTCCGATATTAGTATTAATTTAACTAATTATAAAAATTACTATCCTGAATTTATTATTATAAGTTCTTTAATAGATAATAATTTAAATGATGAATATATTTATACTAATATAGATCAAGAAATTATTAGTGATGATGATTCAGTAAATAATTTTTTTATATAATCAAATAATTATACAAAAAGATGATTTTTTATTTTGTGTATTTACATTTTGTGAAACTTAATTTTGAGTAACTTCATTTGTGATAACTTGATTAGAATTTAAAATAATTTCATTTATATTTATTTTTGTATTATTCTTATCAAAATCTATATTATTTATATTTGAGTTTTCTGTAACAGAACTTTCATTAATTTCTATATTACTAATTTCATTTTT